ATGGACAATCCCAAAACTGTACATGACCTCCTGGCTTTATTTGAGCTAGCCCTTGATGACTTGCAGCTGTGCTGTGTATATTGCATGTGCGCCCTGACAAGAAGAGAGCTAATACTATTTGACTATCGAACCCTGTTTTTGGTGTGGCGAAAAGGAATTCCATACGCTGTATGCGACCCCTGCCTGCGCGGAGCAGCTAAGATCCAGCTTTGGAGATACTTCGAAAGATCAGTGTCTGTATCAACCTTTGAGTTTGAGACAGGCACGCCACTTGGAGACGCAGACGTTCGATGCGCAGGCTGTTGTAAATATTTGGGAGAAGAAGAAAAGTTGCTGATGGTCGAGGAGAACCGTCGGGTGCACCAAATTGGAGACAAGTGGAGGGGGGTTTGCATACGGTGCAGACAAGGGTTTCGCAGATGACACAGACGAAAATCTGCTGAGCACGCGGCGATAGGAGTGGCAAGATTAATAGCCTGGTGTGTACATTGGAAATATATATGCTTTGGGTTTTAGGAGGCGAAGGAGAAGGTTGCGCCGTGCAGCAATAGAAACATGGATCCTTCAGGTACACGGGGCGGGTCAGAGTTTATTATATTAGAAGCGGAATGTTCGGACGGGTCCGGGGACGAGGAGGAGGAAGGGGAGGGCGAGGACGGGGAATTTGAAGATTTTACAGATGATGCATCACATAGCATGCAAGGGCACCTGGCATTATTCAATAAGCAAATGCTAGAAGCCGACAGTGAGCAGGTACAGCAGTTAAAAAGAAAGTATGCAAGTCCCAATACAGAAATGAAAGTAAATAATGATCTTAGCCCCCGCCTAGCAGCGATTGTCATAACGCCAGAGAGAAAGGCAAAACGGCGGCTGTTTCTTCCAGAGGAAGATAGCGGCTATGGGCCCACATTGGAAACGCAAGCTCAAACAGAAGTGGGACAAAACACACAGGTAGAAATGGGGGAGGGGGTGGAGCGCGTGCCTGAGGAGGAAAGGGAGGAAGAGGGTGAGGAGAGCAATGGCGTTGAGAGCCTTGCACTACCAATACAGCTGCTAAAATCCAGGGATAATAAGGTAGCAAAGCTAGGCATGTTTAAGAGAACTTATGGAGTGAGCTTCACAGACCTCACAAGAGAATTCAAAAGCGATAAGTCTATCAATACAGATTGGGTGGTGGCGTTATTTGGAGTGCATGATTCGGTGGTAGACAGTTCATTGGAACTGCTGAAACCACATTGTGAGTTTGTGCATGCCACATGTGAGCAGAGCGCGTGGGGCTTTATAATGTTGTTTCTACTGTGCTTTAAAACAGGGAAGAGTAGAGCCACTGTAGAAAGATTAATGTGTGGCATTGCTGCAGTGCGTCCGGGGGCTATACTAACGGATCCTCCAAAGGTTAGAAGTGCAGCAGCAGCTGTATACTGGTATAAAGGAATGCTAACTAATATATCCAAAGCATGGGGACAAAGGCCCAAATGGATATTAAATCAGGTTAGCATTACTCACATAGCACAGGACAGTACACCATTCGAACTCTCAGAGATGATACAGTGGGCATATGACCACCAGTACACCGAGGAGTGTAAGATAGCATATGAGTATGCAAAGTGTGCAGAGACATGCACCAACGCAGCGGCATTTTTGAAAAGTAACTGCCAGGCAAAATATGTGAAGGATTGCTCAATAATGGTTAGACACTATTTAAGGGCAGAGATGCAGGGTATGAGTATGGGCAGGTGGATTAAAAGGCAACGGGATAGGGTGGAGGGGGAGGGTAACTGGAGAGTGATATGCAACTTTTTAAAATATCAAGGGGTGGAATTTGTACCATGGCAAACCCGCTTTAAGCTATTTCTGCAAGGGGTACCTAAAAAAAACTGTATTTGTGTGTATGGGCCACCTAACACAGGAAAATCAGCATTCTGCATGTCATTGATAAAATTCTTTTCAGGCAAAGTAGTTTCCCATATGAATAGCAAAAGCACCTTTTGGCTACAGCCTCTGCTAGATGCTAAGGTGGGCTTGCTGGACGATGCCACAGATGCATGCTGGGACTTTATGGATACATACATGAGAAATGCCTTAGATGGCAATCAGGTGTGCATTGATAGTAAACATAGGGCACCCCAGCAATGTAAGTTTCCCCCTTTGCTAATGACATCAAATATAGATATAAGACAAAGTGACAGGTGGAGATATCTTCATAGCAGGGTTACAATGGTACACTTTCCAAATGAATTTCCATTAACAGAGGAGGGCGAATGTGTGTATGAGCTTAATGAGCAAAACTGGAAATCTTATTTTGGAAGGTGTTGGGCAAAACTAGAGTGCAGTGACGACGAAGACGAGGGCTATGATGGAGACGCTCAGCCAGCGTTTAGGTGCACTGCAAGATCAGATGATGGACCTATTTGAGCAGCAATCATCCCAATTAAGTGCACAAGTACAATATTGGCTTTTACAGAGGCAGGAGCATGCTCTGATGTATGTGGCCAGGCAACAAGGGCTAACCAAGCTAGGCCTCAGTGCAGTGCCACCAATGCAAGTGTCCAAAGCCAGAGCAGAAGAGGCAATACGAATGCATTTGCTGCTATGCTCCCTGCAGGAGTCCCAGTATGGGACACTTACGTGGACATTGAGGGAAACAAGCCTGGAGAGGCTGCAGGCCAACCCCCAAAACACATTCAAAAAAGAGGGTACCCCAGTGACTGTGCACTATGACAATTGTGCAGACAATGCAGTGGACTATACACTGTGGGGGTCTGTGTATGACCAAGTTGATGGTGCCTGGACTCACTGTGAAGGGGGGGCAGATGAACTCGGCCTGTACATTAGCAGGAATGGGATGAAAGAGTACTATGAGGATTTCAGAAAAGACTCTGCCATATATGGCACTACAGGGGCATGGACAGTGAACTGTGGGAGTCAAACCTTTTGTTTTCCTAATAGTTCTGGACCCAGCAAACAGCCCTTTCCTGACGCTGTTGACTCCGGGACCTGGAAACAGACCTCCGTACCCACAACCCAACGCCCCCGGGAGACGTCCACGGACCAGCCTTCTGACCCGCGGCAGAGACCATGTGCAAAGGAGGTTGAGCTGGACAGACAACAAGGAAAACTATCCACCGGAAGCCGAGGGCGCAAGCGACTCGGGGACCCCTTGGAGAGAGACCCCGACTGGGAACCCGTCCCTGTACTGCACGGAGGACCTTGGGGACGACAGCCCTACAAAGTGGCAAGAAGGGGCTGGAGGCATCAGGTGCCCCTGTTGTACCAGCAACAGCAGCAGCAGCAGCAGCAGCAGCAGCAGCAGCAGCAGCCCCAGCTCCAGCTCCAGCTCCAGCTCCAGCAGCAGCTCCAGCAACAACGAGGGTGTCCGTCTGGACCTGAGCATACCCACACCACCCAGGCACCTGCACCTGCACTTTTACCTTGCGTAGTGCTGAGTGGACGTCCAAATCCACTAAAGTGCTTAAGGTACAGGCTGTGGCAAAAGTTTGGTGGCTTGGTGGAGGACATTACTACAACGTGGACTTGGGCAAGGAGGGGGCAAAGGGACAGGGACTCTAAAATCAGCTTGGTGTTTAAGACTGAGGAATTGAGGACTACGTTTCTATCAAAAGTGTGTCTCCCAAAGGGTGTGAGTGCAAGTTTAGGGATGCTTCCCTACTAAGCCTTGGTGTACTGCCATGGCACCCTGACAGCTGACTCAATCCTGCACTCATATCCTGTGTTCCTGTGCAAACCTGCAGAGCCCTGCCTGCTGCACGCAAAGGTTACACAACCACATCCCTGTTGCTGGGGAGGTGGTAGGCAGATTGGCAATGGCTGTGTGGGCGCAACTATTGGACGTTTTTCCTGTGTCGCCCGCTGTTTTGTGTTTAGCACACTTGGAAGGTGCATTGTTACTGTTGGTAATTGTGTGGATTCTACTGCTAACGTCACAACGCTGAATCTTTGTATTTTTCCTTTTTCACTTTTGTACAATAAAAAGGGTACTATGCCAAAGAGTCGAAGGCGGCGCGCCGCTCACGCCCCTCGTAGACCTAAGAGGGCCTCTGCAGAGGATTTGTATCGCACCTGCAAGGCGGCTGGAACATGCCCCCCCGATGTTATACCTAAGATCGAGGGAACTACCATTGCAGACCAATTACTTCAATATGGGAGCACAGCAGTATACTTTGGAGGACTTGGCATTGGCACGGGATCTGGGGGTGGTGGGCGCACAGGGTACATTCCTCTGAGGCCTCCTGGTGGCGGGGGTCGCCTTGGAGGCGGGGGGCGCCTTGGAGGCGGGGGGCGGTTAGGAGAGGGGGTTCGCGCCAACCTGGGTATCCCTTTTCGTCCTCCAGAGGTAGTAGATGAAGTGGTCACTATTAATCCTGATGGCCCTTCTATTATTGGGAATGAATCCACTGTAGTCAGGCCTGGAACAGAGGTGTCCGTTACCAAGGATGCTGTGGGTGTTACTAGCGGACCAGAGACCGTTACAGTTCCTGATTCCACTGGTTCAAGCATCATTACCACACAACCAACCTCTACACCTTTTGCGCCATCGGACACAGCACCTGAAACTGTTTCAGTTTCTCACTCTCAGTTTGGCAATCCTGCTTACACCGGGGAGGTATCTGGCAGTGGGGAGTCTTCATTTATTGCCCACACATCTATTGTTGCAGGCAGGGGTAGTACAGTACAGGGGGAAAACATTGAACTGCGCACATTCCCTCACACTAGTACTCCTGTGCAGCAGGTGACAAAAGGGGCTGCCTTCAAGTATTACACTAATTACACACAGCAGGTGTATGTGGGGGACCCACGGTTTCTTTATGCACCTCAGGACCTCTTTACCTATCAGAATCCTGCATTTGATACCTCTCTTTTTGATGCATCTGACACTATTGCAGTGGACCCTGCAGAACTACCTCTAGAGGCCCCTGATCCTGCCTTTTATGATGTGTATCGTTTGCACAGGCCTGCACTCACTGCCCCCAAAGCTGCTAGGGGTCGTGTGCGCTTCAGCAGAATTGGGGACCGCCTTGGGTCTGTATTTACCAGGTCAGGGGCTAATGTGGGCGGCCGGGCACATTTCTATACCGACCTCAGCAGTATTGGTGCAGAGGATATTGAGATGCAGTCACTTATTTCCTCTACCTCTGGTGAATCCTCTTTGGTTACTGCTTCAGGACCCCTAGGACAGGATGAAATACCTCTGTCTTCCTTCACTGAAACTTATTATAATCCAGATGCAGATCTCAATCTTCCTACAGTATCTGAGGGTGCATCTGGAGCATCTGAGGAGTCCTATTTTCTCCGCCCTACTGGTGGAGGCACCTCCCTAGGTCCTCCGCCCACTATACGGGCCCCTGTCCACCCTCCCACACCAAAGGTTACACCTACACATAGTACTAGTGCTAGTGACCTGCTACCTCCTGAATCATCTGACTTTATTGGATATGCTGTGTATAGTGACTTCTATTATGACCCTAGCCTTTGGCGCAAACGCAAACGCAAACAGCTGCCTTTTTTCTTTACAGATGCCATTGTGGCTGCCTAGCAACAACAAGGTCTACCTGCCTCCAACATCTGTGTCCCGCGTGATTAGCACAGAGGACTACGTGCAGCGTCTGCCCTTATATTATTGTGCCACCAGCAGCCGCCTTTTAGTTGTTGGTCACCCTTATTTTGCTCTGGAAGATGAAGAAAAAGGTGTTACTGTCCCCAAGGTATCTGCTAATCAATACAGGGTATTTAGGATTAAGCTTCCTGATCCCAATAGGTTTGGCCTTCCTGATACCGATGTTTATGACCCTGACAAAGAGCGTTTGGTGTGGGGATGCATTGGTGTTGAGGTAGGCCGTGGGCAGCCTCTGGGTATAGGCCTTAGTGGCAATCCTCTCTTTAATAGATTTGAGGACACTGAGAATCCTGGTAGATACAAGGAAATAGAGAAGCGAGGCAATGACAGCAGACAAAATGTGTCTGTGGACAATAAACAAACTCAGCTGTTGTTGGTAGGGTGCACACCTCCTACAGGGGAACACTGGGCGCTTGGTCGCACCTGTGATGATGAACCTCCAAAGCCTGGTGCATGCCCCCCTCTAGTGTTACTAAACACTGTAATCGAGGATGGGGACATGTTTGACACGGGGTTTGGTGCAATGGATTTTAAGGCACTGCAGGCCTCTAAATCTGAGGTTCCTCTGGACATTTCCCAGTCTGCCTGTAAATATCCTGATTACTTAAAAATGAATGCAGATCAATATGGGGATCCATGCTTCTTTTATGTTCGCAAGGAACAGATGTTTGCAAGACACTTCTTTAGTAGGCAGGGTACTCTTGGGGATGCAATCCCTGAGGATCATATTCTCTTGGGTGTTGGAGGCCAGCCTCAAGCACAACCAAGCATTTCTGTTTACAGTAGCACACCCAGTGGTTCTCTAGTTAGTAGTGAAACACAAATATTTAACAGGCCTTACTGGCTGCACAAAGCACAGGGCCATAACAATGGTATCTGCTGGAATAATGAGATGTTTGTCACCCTAGCTGATAATACTCGAGGCACAAATCTCTCTCTCTCTGTTGCAATCAATGATAAGCCCGCTCCAACTACATTTACTGCTAGTAACTTTAATCAATACATGCGCCATTGTGAGGAATATGAATTGCAATTCATGTTCCAGGTATGCAAGGTTGTCCTTAACCCTGAAAATATGGCTTATTTGCACACTATGAACCCTGACATATTAGACAACTGGAATTTAGGCATCACACCTCCCCTTTCTAATGCATTGGAGGACTCTTATAGGTTTTATAAGAATAATGCAACAACGTGTCCCGCTAAGCAGCCTCCCAAAGACAAGGTGGATCCCTATGATAAGTGGAAGTTTTGGAAGTTAGATTTCACTGAAAAGTTCTCTTCTGATCTTGATCAATACCCTCTTGGACGAAAGTTTTTATTGCAATCGGGTGTGCGCGCTGTGTCCAGGCCCCGCCCAGGGGTTAAAAGGTCTTCTACTTCTTCATCCCAGGCTCGAGCTAAACGGAAGCGAAGGTAATTTGTATGTTCTGTTTGTCATGTTTCTGTTTGTCATGTTTGTGTTATGTGTCTCGTTGTGTGTATTGTGTGTCTGTTCTAAACTATGTGCACCCTCCCATTTAATAAAGCATTTTAGACCCTCCCTTTGTGTGTTCATTTGTGCATCACTACTGTTTGTGTTCCTTTTGTGCATCACACTGTGACTGTGAGGCACACCATGTCCTGGTAGCCTCTGCGCATTCAAAAGCCCGCCATCGCTACAATTCAAATTTAATATTGAATTTGAAATTTTAACGTTTCTCCCCAACCGAATCCGGTCTTTTGGCGGGACTTGGACTCATTTCAGGTATGTACTTTTGCCTGTTCTTACTCATTTTTGCAGACAGACCGAAACTGGTTGTGGTTTGGCAATTATTATCATGAATTGGAGCAGCTGCAGAGATTATCTGCTCAAAGGATTAGTGCTTAGTCATTGTAACAAACCCCGACCTGTTTCGGTTGCTATATAATTATTCTTAGAGAGTGGTTGTTGTTAATTATCATTTGGAAGATAGAATAAGGCGGAGACCGAAGACGGTTGGCATAAAAACAGGCGCCATGCTGGGGACCCCAGTACACAGTT